TATTGTTGAATTGGGAAGATAAAGATTGTTGTTATAAGAATCAGGAGCCTGTGAATCATAATCCTGGATACAATCATTGTCTTCAGGAACAGCGTATGGAACAGGTACAACGGTTGAATCTATTGCTTCTACCTTGAATGAGTTAGCAGCGTTTATCTTGTAAGTGACCCCGGTACTTGATTCTATATTTGTGTAATTGGAATTTTTTGGAAACCTGTATGCCCTTGTATCAAAATCAAAATCAAGTTCCCTTGTTTGAAGATTTCCCAGAAACAAGGTTTGAGCCTTGGTAGCCAATGTTTTGCATCTTACTATGGATGCATTGAATGCTGTAAGTTCATCCACCGTTATAGGAATGTCATTACTGCTTTCATCTATCACTGAGATATAATTCCCTGATTCAGGAACTGCATCAATCTTGACTATCCTGCATTCAGGGACACCATCCGGTAAATTATAGTAAATCAACACTATCTCAATTATTGAGAATTGAGTGTCGATATTGGATATTGATATTTCAATGGATTTGTTTGCATTTCCTCCTGTTTCATCTCCAGGACTATTAGGTATTGAAGTCGTGTTTCCTGTCAATGGATCATAAACAGCTCTTGGGTAATACCCAAGAATGGTTTCCCCTTCACTGGCATCTATGATAGGAATCATTTTACTGAACCTGCTGAATCTTGTCTCAGTACCAAAAGTGCTTTTTAATCTGTATGCCACTTGATATGTCCCAATCCTCATATTGCCCCCGTCTAACATCTTTGTCAAGATGGGTGTATTAAAAGATAACGATGGAAGCAGTGCAAGTGTGTTTGGAGAAAAAGTAAACAGGTTTGGATCGGCGATATTCGCTCTTCTAGGAATGTTGTAATTGTCAGTCCAGTATATCGGTGTGATGTCAGGACTCTCATACCTGGCTTCAATCATTCCAGGGTTTGCTATGGGCCTGTGAACAGTAAGGTTGAGTTCATCATTGTATAACAACGTCAAGGAATAGTTTGCACCTGATGCAAGGTTTCCTCCCTTGTCATAAGTCAATTTCCAAATCTGTCCGTAAGACGTAAATGGTCCAGTCAAAGGATCATTAGGATCAAAGTCACCATTTGTAGTGATGAGGATTATGTCATCACGCAAAGTGGTCCATCCTATGACACGAAGATTCGTCTGCATTGGCTTTACCAATGTTATTCCCACGACTCCTGTCAATGTGGCGACTGGTGATACAAGTATCAAAGATACCACTGAAAAGGAGACTAATGGTCCTGAAACCATTACTGATGTGAAGTCAGATGACAATGCACTGACTGATTGGTAAAAGAAAGAGGCTTGATTATTGGTCTGTGCGTTTATTGCCGCAGACAGTCCTTGATAAAATGCAAACACACTTTGGTATGTGAACGTGTATGTGAAGTTTCCAGACACATCCAGCACATTGTTTTCACCTGTAAGGGTCAATGTATATTGTTGCCCAGGTACAAGAAGTCCAGAATTGAGTATTGACAACTCCCATTGGGTGGCTGTATTCGGAATGTCAAGCACATTGACATTTCCCCGTATGTTTGTACGTACTACGAAAGTACCGTCATCATTCGCAGTGATCCTGAAATTCTCGGAATGATAGACCATGTTTTCCTTGGTCTTGCTGAATCCCAGATCCTTGTTTACAACTCCGCCTAAGTCTTTTATAAATTGTTTCATCTATTATCCTGAAATGTTATCCATCAATACCTGCCTCTGTATCCTGGAAGTGAAATGTTTGCAAAGCCTGTACGGAAATCCTGGTTACGGACAATCATCTTGGTGAATTGTCTGCGCATAGCCTCCATCTGATTGAGGTCAGGAGTCTTGAGGTGTGAAGAGGCGGAAGCCACGTTCCACATCCAATCCTGTTCTGATTTGGCATACACCTTGTCTGTCAAAAGATCCTGTCTCCACATGATGTAATCCATCCTGTATTGAAGGTAACTTGATACAGCTCTTTTATACTTGATGTCATCCGGTATGAGTGGAAACCCTTCATCATCCAATGGAAAAGCCCAGTAAGCCATGCAGACCTTTCCCTCTTTCACATTGAATGTGATGTAATTGTTGTTTATGGTGAAGGATGGAGGATTGGTTGCAAGAAAAACATTCAAAGGCAATGCCTGTGGGGAAAAGACATTCCCGAAGTTGTCATAAAACAATTCGGGAGGATTTGAGTCTGTGAAATCCCCGCAACAATCACTATCCATCAGATGGTGGAAAAGACTTGAGGCTGGAACTGCCATCACACCATTCACGGAGATTGCCATCAGTTTATGAAAATCACAAGGTAGTTCAACCTTGTAAGTCTCAAGTTGGTATGAAGGATCATTCTTATGTCCAATGACCTTGGGAATATATTGCAATGGAAAACCTATGAGTTCCATTGCCTCGTACACCCAATATGCCATGTCACCAAGGTTCACATGCTCGTTGTAAGCCGTGTTCCTCATGAAATTGTTTATGACTTCCTTTGTGGAAGTGTATTTGGCTATCTGCATCTTAGTCGAAATAATCTATGTTTGTGTTCTTTAAAAGTTCTGCAAGCTTGCGTCTGTGTTGGCGCAATGCCTGGAATTTATACAGATTCTTTCCCTTCGGTCCTTTCTTGCACAGCCAGTAAAATCCGTATCTGCAATTGTCCCTGTGCTCATTCAGATGTTTGATGATCTTGCCTGTCTTTTGGTAATGTCCCCAGTCAGTCTTGAGGTTGTTGTTTGCATGCAGCAACCCCATGTTCATCTTTAGTTTCTTAACCCTTATCACACCAAGATTGTAAGGAAGTGAAAGTGTCATGGAGCGATAAAGTATCTCCTTCATCAACTTATCCATGATTGCATAAACCACTTCCTTGTATTTGTTCTTTTCAAGAGGTATGAATCTTGACGATGAGTCACTGAACTTTGTAAGTCCTGAACCCAGTTCCGTCTTGGAAAGATAAAAGGCATAGGCATCCTGCAACCCCTTGTCGACGTTGTATCTGCCTTTGCCTCTTTTACCCAGACGTGCCATTATGATCCTGATGATTTTGAACTTGACTGTGCAGCTCCGAACTTACCACCTACGTTTGAATTGAGTTGTGACTCCAATTCATGTGCACCTGTGTTTGTCCTGTCTGCAAGTGTCCTTATTGTCAATGAAAGATTCTGTACCACCATTTTAACAACAGCATCAATCAGATGCGAAGACATTGGGTATTCAGTATCCCAGTCAAAACAAGGTTGTCCGTCACAATCATTGTATGTTGAAAGTTCATTGGGTTCCTCAAATACCCCGCTTATCGCTATGTTGATTGTATAAGGTGCGTTTATCAGGTAGATATATCTGTTAAACACAGTGACCATTGGCCTTTTAAACCTGGTGAAATTGGCGTAAGGCAAACGGGAATACGGTATGTATTCATATGAAATGCTTCCCAAAACAGGAGAGGTTATTCCCGTTATAAGGTCCTTGCCTTTTGATTCAATTGGTTTTGGAAGGGGATTTGAAGTTTTAAATACCGTACAGTTTGAAGGAAATCCCGGCATAAAGGAAGTATCAACCTGTTCAACACCCATGCAAGGCACGGTTTGTATGTTATTATCTGAAAGGTTTTGTCCCCTGTTGTATTGTTGACGAAGCAAAGTGGATCTTGCAGCGTCAATCAGAAAAGCCACTTGACGATCCGTGATGGAGTCATCATCGGTTATCTGTCCGCCTCTGAGTATGTTTTTTACCGTGTATATCAGTTCCCTTTGGGTTGCCATTGTTCTTATATTTTTTTAATTTACGGAACTGTTTTCTTTCATTAGGGTGCAACGTCAGGAACAGTTCCAGTCCCTCGTCCTCTCCTTCTATGGGTTTCATGCTTTTTTAAAATGTTTTCTGTTAACCATGATATTAGATAGGCCCAGTCTTCCTCAGACTCATCAGTTAAATACGGAGCACCTATCCATTCTCTTATACGGTATGCCGTATGGAATATCTCGTGTATTAGACTGCTTATTGCGGCAGGATTTTCAGGAAGGTCATGTACCCATATAAGGAAATTCCCGCTCTTGAACATCATCGCCTTTCCAACTTCCTGATCATGATCGTCAGGATCATGGCAGATATCATCGAGTGTTATGGGAATGGTTTTTGTGGATATGTGAGGAAGCACGTCCTTCTGGGGGCAACCCATGAACACCCATATCTTTATAGGATATTGGGAATGTTTGAACGTGAATCTTGTCATAATCAGTCAAAGAAATTCTTTTGAAAATAACCTTCAAGTCCGGAGTTCCTGTTCCATAGGAAAGCCTGTCCCGCTTTTTGGTTGGCGTATCCCATCATTTTGTGCCATTCATCCGTAGGACAAATCGATGGGAGAAACCTTGTCTTTATACCACGGTATTCATTGACCTTCTCCTTATGCAGGTGTCCCATGTGGACTTCCCTGTACTTGGTACGGGCAAACATCTCTGGTTGTTCCGTAGCCATTATGAGTGGAAGGTCTGCTACCTTTTCCTTGTCACCATGCGTGAAGAGTATCATGTTGGTACCATACTCATAGTATGTCCTGTACTCTCCACTGTTTTGCACCTCCACTGAAGAATTGTCTTTGAAATAGGCGGATAGCACATCCCCTATGTAAAACATCCTTTCAGTATCATGGTTGCCAGGAATCACAAGCACATCCACGGGATATTCCGCGGCGATGTTTGTTATTGTGGCGGCAAGTGTGGCCCAGTAATGCCTGAATGAAGTACGCCAATCTACCGAATCATCTTGAGGAGTGCCGCCTGTGGTAGTGTATCTTTTACCTTCGGAGTTAAGTCCATCATTTCCGACAGGAAGTAAGACTCTTTCAATTCCAAAAGGTTTGCTCTTCTCAAGCAATTCAAGGGCTCCTTCAATAAACCTGTTGGCTATCTGTTCTATGTCTCCTTTTCCAAAATGAAGATCAGGAAAACTTATCTCTAGACAAACCTCGCCTTTTGGTTTCACAGGTTTAAGACCTTTAAAGATCTTACCACCTATGGCTTCAGTGGCATCAAGGAATTCCTTTTTATACCCGTCCCATTGTTCAGCGTAATCAACCTGGAATGTAAGTGATTCCCTCCATTCTCCATTCGGCAATTGCCATGTTTTAGCTTTTGTAAGAACGCCTTTGAGGTCCTTGTCAAGGAGACTCTGTTTTTGCGGCGCCTGTCTTTTAAGAGATTCCTTTAATCGACGTGCCGCTGAACGTACCGCATCATAACTTACATTAAGTATCTTTGCAGTATGTCCGTAATTTCCGTCAAGGAGTTCGGGATTTTCTTCCAGATATTCCGAGACCTTTTTTTTGTTTAGCATGTTTTAAGGGGAGTTTACCAAAAGTAACTATAAGTTACAAATTTGGCAAGCCCTTGACCTTAAAATAAATATAAACAATTGATATACAGACTAATAAAATTAGTGCGTATGTACAGAATTTGTAAAACTTTGGTATATAAGGTTTTTCAATAACCTGTACCGTATCCTTCTTTTCAGATCTAACACGGTCATGTTCAATTGTCAATTGCTTGAGTCTTAATTCAAGACTGTCACATCCGCCTTCCAAGGTCAATTGACTGTTTGTGATTGATACCTTGGCATAAGCATTCTTTGACTTTATCTTCACAGGTTTCAACTGGACAAGTCCAGCCGTATCAACCTGTACTTTGATGCTATCAATGACCACACTATCCTTCATGATGTATATGAGTGTATCGCGGTATTGGTATGTCACCACGGTACTGTCCTTGTATATCCATGTGGTTTGAGGTGTAGTCTTTTTACTACAACTTGAAAACAAAAGGAGTATCGCAACTCCAAGGAAGAAATTACGCAGCACTAGTTTCCGACTCATCTTTCCAAAGTTTTAAAAGGAATTTGGCTGTTATTAACAGCAATGTGCAAACCCCTTGTACCCAATACTGTTGTGGTTCAGTAAGGTTAGGAGCACCTGCCACAAGGATCTGTACGGCAGGAATCAAAAGAAGCGCAAGATCACCCAGTGCGGTTGCAATAGGAGCTGTCTTCTTTTTGTAATACTTTGTTTTAAGGATGTTCATATTCTTGGCCATTATATTGATATGTTAGTAATCCACTTCACCTTCCCCTATTTTCTTTAACCAGGGATTGAATCTGATTCTTTTCTTGGCGCTTTTACCTACAGCAGGATGCCAGTAGTGTCCTTGTCTGTGTATCGGTATTTTTTTACGTACGTGGGGTTTACGTCC